ACAAATGTAATAATAAAAAAAACAACAAACTTTTATCTCAGATCGATATGAAGCTTATCAACAAACCAACCAAGCCATTATATGATTTATACTATGGCTTATATCCTTCGAAGATTATGCACCCGGATTGGAAAATATTTATTGGGCAAAAATGTTTTGTTTAACTTATTTCAAAATTAGTGTATACTAATAATATGGAAAATAAGAAACCATGTCTATCACCAGAACTTGAGGCAGTTATTACAATCTTGGTTGCAGCTTGCTTACTTCTTTGCATAGCTAGCAACAATATGTTATTGGCCCTTCCCTTGGTTCTCGGAATGGCTTTTTTAAAGAAACATGCAATGAGATGCTATGATAGAAAATTAGATAAATTCTATTATTATGCATATTTAGTATCGGGCGCTTTACTAGCTTTAATGCTATTAAGCCGATAAATCAAGGAGTTTATTTTGGATCAAGATTATTTTTGGGCTGCTGGTCGTAAAAGAACAGCGGCACCACCACCTCTACCTAGCAGTCAGTCTTCGTCGCCAACAAACGTGACAAGAGATAAAGATCATATTGTTGATGTTGTTAATAATACGATTTATTTCTATTCAGAGGTTACACGACCTAAAATTTTGGAATTAAATAAGAATCTTAATAATTTAAGCACCAACTTGGTCAACCAAACAAATCTTTTGAAGACGCAATCTCCCGGAAACATTTACCTTCATATCAATAGCTTTGGCGGGAGCGTGTTTGCGGGCCTTTCGGCTGTCGATACTATCCAAGCCTCCAACGTACCTGTTTGTACGCTTGTAGAAGGCTGTGCGGCCTCTGCCGCCACTCTTATTAGTATCGTTGGAACTCGTCGTGCTATTCGGAAGAATGGATTTATGCTAATTCACCAACTTTCCTCAGGAATGTGGGGGAAATATGAAGAGCAGAAAGATCAAATGCAAAACAACGATATGTTAATGGGGGTCATTAAAGATCTTTATGAGCAGCATACAAAGATTCCAAAAAGAAAACTCCGTGAAATGCTTAAGAGAGATCTTTGGTTTGACGCTGAGACTTGTTTAGAATACGGCTTAGTTGACGAGATTATTTAATCGTTCATCAACTTCTTTAACAAAGCTTTTCTATTCGCATAGGTCAAGATATAATCAACAATCTCTCTATGCGTTGGTGAAAGCGAGAGAAAAGGGAATCTGATATGAGCAGAATGGATCATACCTATAAGCTCTCCTCTGTTGTTGAAGATTCCGGAACCAGAACTTCCTCCAATAGCAGGAATCGTATAGATTGCCTTACCCTCGTAAGCTATTCCGCTATAGTGTCCGTGTAAAATAGGAATCATCTCATTGTCAAAAACACCAAGAGGTGCAGCTAAATTTAATGCACCATCTCCTTGTTGTGGGGCGAGTTGTGCAATCTTAACAGGAGGGCGATAGAATCCTGCAGCGTATGCAACACACATATCTTCGCACATTGTAAACGCAATCGTTTTTGCCTTAAATCGATTTTTATTAATATCTATAACAACAAATTCTTGTTTCGTGACTTGAGCCCCGGCAGCGGTAAATCTAGCAATAACATCACTATCGTCGCAAACATGACCAGCCGTGAAAATATAAGAACCGTCATTGTCGTTTCTTACAACGAAACCAGAACCAGAAGATAACAGAGCTTTGGTAAAGCAGTCTGTGGGTTCCGTTGGATCACAAATTTTTACTTCGATAATTTTTTCAATCTTCACGAAGGAAGTCCTAGGTAAAATACTCCCAACATCATCAGCACCCCCACAAGACCCTTGGTTGCAGCTTACGGTAGCACACGATGCAGAAAACAAAAATAATACAATAAAAAACTTAGAAAAAACTTTAAACATTTCGAACCCTCCTTTATTTAACTAGAAAAGAATAGGATTAACAGAAAATAAAAGACTATATACCCCTATAAACAAGAGATGTTACCATGCCCAACTTTACTAAATACTTAATCACTTTATCAGCTACAACCGCAATTTTATCTACCGTAGCACTTTGCTCTTTTTGTTCTTGCGTGTCCCCGCTCACGAACACTAAGAAGCTTGCCGCACTAGAAGAGGAACAAGTACAAGAAGATCACCGAGATTATTTTTATACGCCTTTTGGTATCAATACTGAAGAGGATGAAACTAGAGCATATATGATGAACGTGATCGTATACGATGCGCACGGTGAAATCGAAGACGTATATGAGCCAATTGTGAGAGATTCCAACGCCTGCAGCGAGTAGAATATTGTTTTTTAATCTAATTAGGGTATAAGCAAAGGTGAACCATGCCTAAAAAAACTTATGTTCTAGATACCAACGTTTACTTAACAGATGCCACTGCGATAAGTTCTTTTGGCAACAATGACATTTTGATACCCTTAAAGGTATTGGAAGAAATCGACAAGCACAAGAAGCGCCAAGATAGTGTTGGCTTAAATGCCCGTTTGATTATTCGAACGTTAGACGAACTACGCCAAAAAGGCGGCCTGAAAAAGGGCGTACGTATAGGAAAGGGCAAGGGCATTGTTTTTGCTCGCCCTCAAGACTACTCCGTATTACCACAGGAGTTGGATAAAAACGATTCAGATAATACAATCCTTAGCGCAGCTTTAGCTGAAAAAAGAGACAATCCTAAAAAACAAATTATTGTCGTTACTCGCGACATCAACATGAGAATTAAATGTGATGCTCTAGAGTTACCCTCAGAAGATTTTAACGTCGATCAGATTGTATTAGATAGTGACGCTCTCTTTTCCGGTTTAACCGAATATCTCGTCGACGACCAAGTTATCGATAGGTTTTATGCTGGGGACGAAATAGAAATCACAGAGGACGAGGCTCAACTATATCCAAACCAACTTGTTATGCTGGTTTCTAATTCGAATAATAAGAAAACTGCAATTGGTAAATTCTTAAGATATAATGAGCCCATCAGAAGAATCATTAATTATGATGGAGTTTGGGGCGTGAGATCTAGAAATAAAGAACAGGCTTTCGCACTCGATGTACTTATGGATCCAAATGTTCCTGTTGTGAGCTTGGTTGGCAAGGCTGGTTCAGGAAAAACCCTTTTGTCTATCGCAGCAGGGCTTGAACAGACTTTAGAAAGCGATGAGCCCCGGTATAAAAAGATTATTGTTTCAAGACCTATTCAACCAATGGGTAAGGATATTGGCTATCTCCCGGGAACAATGGAAGAGAAGATGGCCCCATGGCTGATGCCAATGCAGGACAACTTAGAGTTTCTTATGAGTGATAAAAGAACTTTGGACTTGTATATTGAAAACGGTACAATCGAGGTTGAGGCTTTGACTTATATTCGAGGTCGCTCAATTGCAAACGCCTTTCTTATTATTGATGAGGCTCAACAGTTAACAAAACATGAAATAAAGACTATACTTACAAGAGTAGGAGAAGGAACAAAGATCGTATTCACCGGTGACATTGAACAAATTGATAATGTTTACGTCGACGAAACCTCAAATGGGTTGACTTATGTTGTTGAAAAGTTCAAGGACTATGACCTCGCTGGCCATATAACACTTAGAAAAGGTGAACGCTCAAAGGTTGCGACTCTAGCTGCAAAAGTATTATAAGGATGAAAAATGGCAGATATCGAATTTAAAGATGATAATAATCTCGACACAACGAGTACTCTTAACGAGGTTGTAGAACCTGAAAACAATCTTAAAGAGATTTTGGTAAACTATGTTGGAGAACAACACAATCCAGAAAGTAACGACGTAACCGTACATATGATTGTGGAAACTTTGGCAAAAGAATTCCCAGAGTTTGTTTTAGCCGTTGCAGAAGAAAACTTTATTAGAGGATATCAACAAGCGTTGTATGATGTAGACAATGGTGCACCCTCTGGTTTTCTTTCTCAATTTGGTAGAGTGCAGACGGATACCCAAAGTGAAGAACAGGAATAATATCGAGGATTTCTTATTCGAATCACATGGCAAGAGCTTAAAAAACAACAAGGAACACACCCTCTTCGGAACAATATTGGTGTCAGTCATTGACCCTCTTCCAGAGAATGTTGATATAAGGAGAGTACTTGACAGAATAGTTGATGCCATACCAGAACACTTGGTTTTTGGGATTGATTCAATCTATATTGAGCATTTGGAAGATTTTGATGAAAGAAATATCAATGCCCTGTATAGGGACCAAACCATTTACGTCAGTAATTTTCAAGATAACGAAGAAGACATGATTGACGATATTGTGCACGAGATTGCTCATTCTGTAGAATCTCTGTATAATATGGCTATATATCAGGATCAAAGTCTTGTAAATGAATTTTTAGGAAAAAAGAAAAGATTGCTTGACTTATTGGAACAGGAAGGTTATAATGTAAACGAAGAAGAGTATAGTAATGTGCAGTTTTCGAAACAATATGACGATTTCTTATATAAACAAGTCGGGTACCCAAAAGTTTCTGGCCTCACAAAAGGTTTATTCTTGAGTCCGTATTCTGCTACATCTGTTAGAGAATACTTCGCGATTGGGTTTGAAAATTACTTTCTCAAGGACGCTCGATACGTAAAAACATTGTGTCCTAATCTATACTCTAAGATCACAGAAATTTCTAAAATCTAAAAAAGGTATATCATGTCTCACATCTCATTTTCCGAACTTAAAAACTGGAGCACTTGTGCATTCTATCACAAGCTTACTTATATCGACCGCCTCACGGCGTTTGAAGGGAATGAGTATACCGCTTTCGGCACAGCCGTACACGATGTGTGTGAGAAGCTTCTCTTAAAAGAATCAATTAATCCAGAGGAGTACTTTCTTCAACGTTTTAGTGAGGAGCTAAGAAATCTTCCAAAAGACTTGGAAATTAGAAAGAAGCTGGCTGTTGATATGAAAACTCAAGGAGAGAATCTGCTTCCCAATATTATCCCTGCGATTGATGAATATTTTGGAGAATATGAAGTGGTTTCTACCGAAGAGCCAATTATGACTCCTATTGAAGAATATACAGATGCTGAATATAACTTCAAAGGCTTTATTGACTTAGTTGTAAAAACTAGCGACGGAAGACATCATATTATCGATTGGAAGACCTGCTCTTGGGGCTGGGACGCTCGCAAAAGGGCTGAACCAATGATTATATATCAACTTATCTATTATAAACATTATTATGCAAAAAAGCATAATATCGACCCCAATATGATCGATGTACACTTCGGTCTTTTAAAGAGAACGGCCAAGAAAGAGCACGTTGAATTATTTAAAATTACTAGTGGCAAAAAAAGAACTGAAAATGCTATTAAATTATTAGCCGCGGCGTTATATAATATAACTAATAAAAAGTATACAAAGAACAAACTTGCATGCCAAGGTCCATATGGTCCGTGCGAGTTTTACAAAACAGAACACTGTACATAAAGGAAGATATGAACAAAAAAATTAAGATTCTGACTCTAAGTGACCACCCGCTCTCCCCATCCGGCGTGGGAACTCAAACAAAATATATGATCGATGCACTGCTTAAGACAGGTAAATATGAAATTATCAGTTTCGGCGGAGCTATTAAGCACGAAAACTATGAACCTATGAAAATAGCCGAAGATTGGGTTGTCATTCCGGTTGATGGATATGGAACACAGGAGTCCATCCGCTCGGTGATACGTAATGAGAAACCAGATATTCTTTGGTTTATGACAGATCCGAGATTTTATGGCTGGCTTTGGGACATTGAAAATGAAATAAGG